ATGGAATTTAGCATAGGTGGCTTTAACGTCAAAGGGTGGATGGTTGCAGTAGGTGTACCCATCCTCTCAACTATTTCAGGCGGTATCTACTTTGGCTATGACACACTAAATCGTTTCTATGGTGCAGAGGCTGGTGTAGAAGAGGCTCTAGAGTGGGCGCAAGAGTTAGATGATAAAGCAGGTGCAGCAGATAAACGTTTGACTGCAGTAGAAACAGAAGCCCAGCGCAGTCTGTCTCAGACAGAGGCAGCACTTATTGTACGTATTCAGACGCTAGAACAAGCTATAGCTGATAATGATGTACGTGGGTTGAACCAGAAGCTGGCACAGCTAAGTACAAACATGACGCAGATACTTGAGCAGCAGAAGGTACTACTGGACCTACGCAGTCAAGTGGATAAAGCAACAACAATAACAGATGGGCTAGGTGATACGCTCGATGTTCTACAGACAGAGATTGACGACATCTGGAAAGCCTATGATGAACTAGCAGACAACCCCTTATGAGTTACAGAGAAGAAGAGCGTAAGTTGCAAGGTAAGAGTTTAGAAGAGAATAGCCGCTGGGATGAAGCTGACGCTGACGGTGATGGCATCATCACAGACGAAGAAATGGCTATGTATGAGCGTAAAGTACGCTTTGAGAATGAAGACAAGAAAGAAGACGCACAGCGCAACATGGCGTGGTTTGCACTAGCAGGAATGCTTCTGTATCCGTTTGCTGTTGTACTAGCTGTAGGTTTAGGACTTAGCGAAGCGGGGAAGATTCTTGGTAGTATGGCTAGTGTTTACTTTGTGTCTGTGGCAGCTATTGTTGCAGCGTTCTATGGCGGTCAAGCTTACAGCAAAGGCAAGAAGTGATGGCACGTAATTACCGTAAAGAGTACGACAACTATCAAGGTACTCCCGCCCAGCGCAAACGTAATGATGGACGCAAGGCTGCACGTCGTAAGATGGAAGCTAAAGGTAAAGTGCGTAAAGGTGACGGTAAAGACGTAGACCACAAAGACGGTAACCCAAGTAATAACAAAAGTAAGAACCTACGTGTAACTACGAAGAAAGCTAACCGTAGCTTTAAGCGTACTAAGACAGCAGGTAAAGCATAATGTCTATTGAATATAGGGGTGAGACTTTTGAAGGTTATAACAAACCTAAACGTACACCTAAACACCCTACTAAATCACATGTAGTGTTAGCTAAAGAAGGTGACACAATTAAGATGATTCGCTTTGGTGAGCAGGGTGCTAAGACTGCAGGTAAACCCAAAGCTGGTGAGTCGGACCGTATGAAAAAGAAACGTGCATCTTTCAAAGCACGTCATGCAAAGAATATCAAAAAGGGTAAACTTAGTGCTGCATACTGGGCAGATAAGGTAAAGTGGTAATGCCAACACCAACCAACAAAAAACTCTACGCTAAAGTAAAAGCAGAAGCCAAGAAAAAGTTTGACGTATGGCCCAGCGCATATGCATCTGCTTGGTTAACTAAAACCTATAAAGCACGTGGGGGAAAGTATAGTGGGTCGAAAGCCAACAAAGTCACAAAAAAGTAAAAAGGGTGGTCTTGGCAAATGGTTCGGTGAAGAGTGGACTGACGTTAAGACTGGTAAGCCTTGTGGTCGCTCTAGTGCATCAAAGAGCAAACGTCCTTACCCAGCCTGTCGCCCAAAGGCAGTAGCTAGTAAGATTACTAAAAAAGAAGCAGCAAAGAAAACTGGCCCTAAGAAGGTCAAATGGTCAACAACAGCATCAGGAAAGAAAAGAAAATGAAGTTTGAACCATGTCCCGGTTGTAAAACACCAACTAAATGTGCAAAAGATGGTTGCCAGAAAGCAAAGAATAAAATGTCATACGGTGGTATGGCTAAAAAGAAGATGGCTTATGGTGGTATGGCTAAAAAAGGCTACCGTGGTGGCGGCTTCTGCACAGGCCCAGCAAAAGGATACAAAAAGTAATGGCACGTAATACATCACATTTGGCACCATCTAAACGCTTAAAAACTTATTCAGGTCGTAGCGGTTCTACAGGCCAACGTTGGAATAACCCAATGTCTGTAAAAGTTAGGTCAGGTAAAAGCTCTCAAAAAGAGTATATTAATCTACGCCCATCTCAAGTGTCAGAGAACCTTATCGGCGGTTCTCAATCTTTTAGAGATAAAAACAAATAAGGCAACATGTAATGCAAAAATACTACCACAAATACCAAAAGGCTCTAGAAGCTAAGGGTTACACGGTAGACGAGCACGGCATTGTACGTGACGCATATGGTAACCAAGCAGCAGGTGAAGATCGCTTTGGTAACGCTAACTGTAGTGACCCTAACATTACAGCTATCTGTCAAGAAGCTGAGATGGAAATGAGCAAACCTAAGCCAAAACCAAAAGCTAAGCCTAAAAAAGTGGAAGCTGTTGTAGAGGACGGTGATTAATGTCACTACTACAGCAGGGTAAATCAGCACGTAAACGATCTGTGTGGGGTCACAATACTGGCACTACTACAGAGGATGTATATGTATGCCCTGCTAATTGTGTAGCAGAGATCAGCTATCTACATGTGCATAACACTACAGGCAATACTAACATTACTATTGAGTGGTACGTAGCAGCAGATAACTATACGTCACACTTCTTAGAAGGTAAGAACCTTGGTGCAGATGAATATGTAACTTTTGCTGATATTGAGTTAGTGCTACAACCGGGTGATAAGCTACAGATCACGCCTGACACAGCAGCACACATAGATACCATCCTTACAGTAACAGAAACGTTTGTACCTATCGGGTAACGGGTATGCATAAATAGGTACTACTACCTGACCTACTTTCAAGTATAACTATCTCCGCACACAACAAAAGGAGATATGTGATGCTTAACTTAATTAAACGTGCATGGAAAGCAATTGAGCTAGCACAACAGAAACGCGCAGATTATCACTTACTACAAATGCTGTCTGAGCGTGAACTACGTGACCTAGGTATTGGTCGCAGCCAGATAAGAGAGATTATATATGGCGAAGAATCTTACGGAAAAACAGGCAAAATTTCTTGAGGTCTTATTTGATGAGGCGGGTGGGGATGCTGTAGCTGCTAAGAAACTAGCTGGCTATGACCCCAACTCGTCTACTACTGCTATTGTAGAGGCTCTAAAAGATGAGATCGCAGACAAAACACGTACTTACTTTGCTCGTACTGCGCCCAAGGCTGCTATGGCTATGGTTGGCGCTCTATATGATCCTACTGAGCTAGGTATTAAAGAAAAAATGGTCGCAGCAAAAGACTTGCTTGACCGTGCTGGCCTTGGTAAAGTAGATAAGGTCGATGTCACTTCTTCAGGTGGCATTTTTTATCTACCACCCAAAGAAGGCAATAATGAGTAACAGTGAAACTTCCAACTGAGCGAGACTTAGGTGAATGGCAACTGCCTAAGCCTAAATCACCTTACAACAAAGATTGGCACGAAATAGTCAGGGTAACACAGAAGATACCCTTCGGCTATGCAGAACATCCTGAGAATGACCGTCTACTTATTCCTATAGTAGAAGAGCTTGAAGCATTAGAACTTGCAAAACGTCATCTTCAACAGTATAGTTATCGAGCTGTAGCAAACTGGTTATCGAAAGAAACAGGTCGTTACATTTCGCACATGGGATTGAAGAAAAGAGTAGAACTTGAACAACGACGTAAAAAGGCAATTACAATTAAACGTAAGTTCGCCAAATGGCTTGAAGAAACCCTTGCGGAAATCGAAAAACTCGAAAGCCGTGGGGTCGGGGCGTACTCAGAGGAAAAAGACAGTTGAAGCAGTCGCACCCCCTCAGACAGAGACTGTTCCTGCTCGTGCAATAGAACCTGAGTTTGATGTAGAGCTAGCGCAAGACATTGTGTTTAAGCCAAACCCCGGCCCCCAGACGTACTTCCTGAGTTCCTCTGAACGTGAAGTACTGTATGGCGGGGCAGCAGGTGGTGGCAAATCGTATGCGATGCTTGCTGACCCTCTACATGGCTTGAATGATCCTAACTTTAGTGGCCTACTTGTACGTCACACTACAGAAGAACTAAGGGAACTTATTCAGAAATCTCAGGAGTTATACCCTCGTGCAGTACCGGGAATTAAGTGGTCAGAGCGTAAGTCACAATGGACAAGCCCTAGAGGTGGACGACTCTGGATGTCATACCTCGACAAGGATACTGATGTCACACGATACCAAGGTCAGGCTTTTAACTGGATTGGATTTGACGAACTTACTCAATGGTCTACACCTTACGCTTGGGATTATATGAGATCACGTCTACGTAGTGCACACGCTACAGACTTAGGTTTGTATATGAGAGCTACAACCAACCCAGGTGGTGCGGGTCACTCTTGGGTTAAAAAGATGTTTATTGACCCAGCGCCAGCAGGAAAACCTTTTTGGGCTACTAACATTGAAACTGGCGACACTATTACGTTCCCTAAGGGACACAGTAAAGAGGGTCAGCCTCTATTCAAGCGCCGTTTTATACCTGCAAGTCTATTTGATAACCCTTATCTGGCAGAAGCAGGTGACTATGAAGCGATGCTTCTATCACTACCAGAGCACCAAAGAAAGCAGCTCTTAGAGGGTAATTGGGACATTAACGAAGGGGCTGCATTCCCAGAGTTTGATAGGAATATACACGTTGTTGACTCTTTTGAAATACCAGATAGCTGGACTAAATTTAGAGCTTGCGACTACGGCTACGGCTCTTACACAGGCGTTCTCTGGTTCGCTGTTGCCCCTGACGAGCAACTCATTGTTTACAGAGAGTTATATTGTTCTAAAGTTACAGCTTCCGATCTAGCGGATATGATATTAGACGCAGAGAAGCATGACGGTGGTATGAGATACGGTGTGCTCGATAGCTCTTTGTGGCACAACCGAGGCGACACGGGGCCATCCCTAGCAGAGCAAATGAACATGAAGGGTTGCCGTTGGCGTCCGTCAGATCGCAGTAGAGGCTCTCGTGTCGCAGGTAAAAACGAAATACACAGACGTTTACAGGTAGATGAATTTACTGAGAAGCCACGTCTAGTATTTATGGATAGTTGCATGAACACTATTGCACAGATTCCAAGCATTCCTCTGGATAAGAAAAACCCAGAAGATGTAGATACAAACGCAGAGGATCACTTGTATGACGCTCTACGCTACGGTATCATGACACGTCCACGCAGCAGCATATGGGATTTCAACCCAGCAACACAACGCACTGGTTTTCAAGCTAGTGATCCTAAATTCGGGTACTAAGTATGGCAGAACAAGAAGAAATGTTTGAAACTGATGAAGTCGTAGCTGCAGAAGACAGTGATGATAGCATCTTTAAAGAGAAGTCTAGCGTAGTAGGCTTTGTTGAAGAGCGCTATAAACGAGCAGAAGACGCACGTTATGCAGACGAACAGCGGTGGCTAAAAGCTTATCGCAACTATCGTGGTATCTATAGTTCAGACGTACAATTTACTGACACAGAAAAGTCTCGCATCTTTGTTAAGGTTACTAAGACTAAAACGCTAGCAGCATATGGTCAGATTGTTGACGTACTATTTGGTAACAATAAGTTCCCACTAACAGTAGACCCTTCAGTTCTACCTGATGGTGTTGCAGAGTCAGTACACATTAACATTGACCCTAATGCAGCACAGGCTGGCGATGCTTTACGTGGTGTTACAGAGAACAAACCTTCACAACCGTTTATACTAGATGGTAATACACAGCTACAACCAGGTGAAACTCTTAATGACTTGAAGCGTCGTTTAGGTCCACTACAAGATAAACTCTCTTCAGTATCAGATAAGATTATTGAAGGTGATGGTACTACACCTACTACAGTAACATTCCATCCTGCTATGGTTGCAGCTAAGAAGATGGAAAAGAAGATTCATGACCAGCTAAATGAGTCTGGTGCATCTACACACCTACGCTCTATGGCGTTTGAGATGGCTCTACTTGGTACAGGTGTCATGAAAGGCCCGTTTGCTGTAGATAAAGAGTATCCTAACTGGAATGACGAAGGTGAGTATGACCCGCTAATCAAGACAGTACCAGAGTGTAGTCACGTATCTGCGTGGGACTTCTATCCTGACCCAGAAGCTAAGTCTATGCAAGACGCAGAGTATACTGTTGAGCGTCACAAGATGTCACGAACACAGCTACGCTCTCTAAAGAACCGTCCTTACTTTATGAGTGACGCAGTGGATATGGCTGTAGCTAAAGGCCCAGACTACGTACAGAAGTACTGGGAAATGACTATGGAAGACGACGACACTCAGCCTACATCAGAGCGCTGGGAAGTGTTGGAGTTCTGGGGTTACATTGATACAGATATGCTAGAAGAGTACGGCCTAAAAGTACCTTCAGAGCTTAAAGACTTAGATGAAGTGAACGCTAACGTATGGGTGTGTAACGGTGAAGTAATCCGTATGGTACTAAACCCATTCAAACCTACACGCATTCCTTACTACGCTGTACCTTATGAGCATAACCCATACAGCTTCTTTGGCGTAGGTATTGCAGAGAATATGGATGACACGCAGACGCTGATGAATGGCTTTATGCGTATGGCTATTGATAACGCTGCACTATCTGGTAACTTGATTATTGAAGTAGACGAGACTAACCTAGTACCGGGTCAAGACCTATCTGTGTATCCCGGTAAGGTCTTCCGTCGTCAAGGCGGTGCTCCGGGTCAGGCAATCTTCGGTACTAAGTTCCCAAATGTCGCACAAGAAAACATGCAACTATTTGATAAGGCTAGGGTTTTAGCAGATGAGAGTACAGGATTTCCTTCGTTTGCTCATGGTCAAACTGGAGTCAGCGGCGTTGGTCGGACTGCCTCTGGTATTTCTATGCTTATGTCTGCTGCTAACGGTTCTATTCGTTCAGTAGTTAAAAACGTAGACGACTATCTGTTACGCCCTCTAGGTAAAGCATTCTTTGCATTCAACATGCAGTTTGACTTTGATGACAACATTAAAGGTGACCTAGAAGTACGTGCATCAGGTACAGAGAGCTTGATGGCTAACGAAGTACGCTCCCAGCGCCTAATGCAATTCTTACAAGTAGCACAGAATCCAGTTCTTGCACCTTTCGCTAAAATGGATTACATTATACGTGAAATCGCTAAGAGCATGGACCTTGACCCTGATAAAGTTACTAACTCTATGCAGGACGCAGCTATTCAAGCAGAAATCCTAAAAGGGTTCCAAGCACCTCAACCTGAAGCACCTGCTGGGCCAGAGGGACAAGGAGTACAGGGTGTTCAGGATACATCTGGCGGTGGTGGTCAACAGATCGGCATAGGCACAGCTCCTGTACCGGGCGAACAAGGATTTACTGGCAATGAGCAACCTCAAACCCCTCGTCAACAATAAAGAACTATATGAAGCTTTCTTGGCTCACGTAGATGATCTTATTCATATACAACATCGTACAATAGAACGCGCTGACTCCCTTGCAGAGGTACATCGAGCGCAAGGCTCTATAGCCACACTAAGGAAACTCAAGCTGTTAAGAGAGGCAGTCAATGGCGGTTAATAAAAAATCATCAGAAGCTTTTGGCGATCTTGAATTTGAGTGGGATTTAAAAGAACTACTAGATAAAGACCCTATCGCTGCTTTAGGATTTGACCCTAAGAAAGCTAAGTATAATCTATCTGAGTGGACAGATAATGCATATTATTTAAGAGATAAACCTATGAAAAAACGTGGTTTAGGTACTCTAGGTGAAAAAGATGATATACTTTACGGTCCACAAAGAGGTTCATCTAAGGATACCATTGTTCATGAATACAGACATAGAGGTCACAAGCTTTTAAAAGATGCATACGAAAATGACCCTGTAGGTTTTGTTTCTAAGTATGGTCAGGATACTGCTGAGTTTCTTTTAGACGAAAGCGATCATATGGAAGAGTTACGAGCTGAATTAGGAGATAACCCAGATGCAACCTTTGTAAGACCTAGACCATCTAATTTTAAAAATCAAACAGAAGAGCTTCTTTATGAAGTTGTAGGTCCAGAAATAGGTAAAGTGTCTGATTCTATTCAGATTCTTAAAGAGGGTGATAGAGAAAAGTATGCAGAAGTCTATGAAAAGCTAAAAAGGGCTGCTGCTGATATCTTAAAAGCTAAAAAAGAATACAACGAGGGTGGTATGGCAACGGATGAACAAACAGAAGCGGTATTCAAGTCAAGCCGTACAGGATATGCGCTGGGCGGTGAAGTGGGAGAAGCTCCTGATACAACTGTAGGTGTGGACCCTGAGTCGGGTAATGAAGTACCGCTAGGCGCTATGCCTGAAGAAGTGCGTGACGATATCCCAGCGCAACTAAGTGAAGGTGAATATGTAGTACCTGCTGATGTTGTACGCTTCTATGGAGTTAAGTTCTTTGAAGATTTACGTACCCAAGCCAAAGCAGGCTACCAAGAGATGGAAGAGAATGGTCGTATTGGCGGTGAACCAGTAGGGCAAGAAGATAGCGGTATGGAGATGGTAGAACCAGAGGATGACCTACCGTTTGACATCTCAGAGCTACAGACAGTAGACGATGAGGAAATGCCTGTAGGCTATGACGAGGGTGGCTTAGAAGTTGGTACACCTCTGTTTAACGAAGGTATTGAAAGTCTCTTTACGGACCCTGTTGTTAGTCAACAGCGTGAACAGCGTGTTTATGTAGGACCAAACGGAGAGACAGCAATTCTTACGTTTATAGACGGTAAACCTGATGCCGCTTCTCAGTCACTTATTGACATGGGATACAAGCCTGAAGGAGAGCAGTCAACAACACCCGCTAACGCAACTCCTACAGTTGAAGCCCCTACATCTAAGCCTATTGTAGATAAACCTTCCTCTAACAAAGACGATTATAATGATGCCAATCTACGAGCTTTTGAGAAAGAGCAAGAACAAGTAGAAAAGTCTGCAAGTCGCTTTGAAGGTAAAAGTGCCAAAGAGTTGATTGACTACGGTAACAAGCTTGTAGATGGCTCTTTAGGTAAAGCAGCTAAGGGCGTGACTGCTCTTAACCCTATGCTAGGTACAATAGCTGGTGTAGCTAGACGTGCAGAGATTTTCAACGTATCTAAGGGTTTGAAAGAAAAGTATCAAGAAGCTATGACTTCTGGCGATACCAGAGCAGCAGAAGAAATAGATAAAGCTTTCCAGAACATTACTAGCCGTGGTAAAGAAACAGGTTCTGGTGTCTTAGGTGGCGGCGGTCTACTTGGCGGTGGTGGCGTACTACGTGACGTAGACGGTAACGGTGTTGTTAATTTTGGCGATACTTGGCTAGGAGACTTATTAGGTTTTGATGCTGGTGGAGCTGGTATACAAGGACCAGAACAGGGTGATAGCTGGAATGGAGCGCGTCGTGTAGGCGGTACAGGTAAGCTAAGCCACAGGTCTTTAAAAGACTTTTATGGAGACACCTCTCTAAAAAGCCATGCGTTGGGTACACAGCCTAAGAGTAAGGCTGCTGCAGC